GGTGCGAAACCGGATCTTGACGTAGCCGCTTTCGTCATTGGGGTAGATCGAGGGGGCATTTAGGTACTCGATGCCCTCATAGTTGAGACGGTACTTGGCGACCTCGCCATTGAAGCCGCCGCCGCTGACTTGGCTGGACGAGTAGAACGGCTTGGGGATCTTGATGACGACATCAGGATTGAAGTCCACCGCTCCTGTGCTGTAGTTGACCGTGCCCAGTTGCACGCCGTTGAGCATCAGCTTGCCATTGCCGTCATCGCGGGCGATCTGGGTCGGATCGACCAGCGTCACGCCCATTTCTTTGAGCTGGTCGCGGGTGTAGAGACCGAGCACGCTCTGGTCGGTCAGGGTGTTCCACTCCACCTCGACCGTGAACGGCACCAGCGCCCCCTGCCCTGCCGAGACTGCCAGACGGCCCTGGCCGTTGCGCGATGGGTGCTGCAGGTTGACCTCGACTGCGGGAGCTGTGTCGACCGTGACATCGAGCACCGTGCCCACGGCGGGCAGCAGTCTGGGCGCAAACACGACCTCGGAGCGACCGACACGCACCTCGCCCGTGGCATCGCCCTGGAGCTGCCAGGCAGCAGTGGCCGTGGCCGTGCGCTGATTCGTTCCATCCATCCAGGTCATGGAGAAAGCCCCCGGATAAAGCGCCTGCCCTGCAGGCAAGGCCAGGGCGATGGTCTGGCTGATCAGCAGATCGACTGCAGGCTGCACGGTTTCCTGCGTGGGCACGCCCCAGTGCTGGACGATGGAGCTGCCCACATCGGGCAAGGCCCCCAGCGTGACGACAAAGCTGCCGGTCTCGGCGCTATAGGTGCCCGCGCCATAGCTGGAGTCCGTGCCGCGCAGAGTGCCGTCTCCCGAGTCCGAGAGCACATACCAGCGGCCCTGCGCCCGGTAGCTGAAAGACAAGGTGCCGCGCGCCGGCAGTGGCGTGATAAAGCCGGTATAGCTCTGGCTGCGGTTCTCTGCCGTGATGCGGATCTCGCTGGATTGCGGCACGCGCTGCATGTACGCAGCAGGCCGGTAGCTGATGGTCTTGGTGCCGTCATAGCTTCCCGAGCTGGACGTAACAATGCCGTTGGCATAGTCCACCAAACCGATCTGCTGGGTGCCCGACATCAGAATACCGCCCTTGTCGGTCAAGGTCACTCCTCCCACCACGATGGAGAGCGACCCCGGCAGGCAGCCACCCGGCAGAGCCAGGCTGGTAGTGGTGTTCCAGGTCTGGGCGGTGCTGAAGGTCACTGCCTCTGCCGCAGAGACTGGGAAGCCTGCCGCTGCATAGGGAATGGTCGCGGGAATGGGCGTCTCGCTCTGCGCCGAGGGCACGATCTGGGTCATGATCGTCTTGGCGATGATGGTGAAGTCGCCCAGCGCTGCAGCCTTTTGCAGCGGGGTCACGCCCACATAGCTGCCCGCATCGGCCACCACGGTATCGCGCAAGCGGGCGCTATTGGCCAGGCGCGTGAATTGGCGGCTGGCCGGGGAGCCGGTGAAGCCGTACCGCAGCGCGTCGGAGATCTCGACCGAGACAATCACCGCCTTGTAGTCTTTGTCTGTGTCATAGGTAAAGGAGCGCTCCTGACTGGTCACGCGAATGGCGCGGACGTACTGCATCTGCTCGTTGACCAGCCCCTCATTGCCCACCAGCACCAAGGTCTTGCCCACGGCGGGCAGCTCGGTACCGGGGCGCTGAAAGATCTGGATGACGCGCTGGCCCTGGATGTGATCCTCATAGAGATAGCCCGCCCACTCCGGCCCCTTGTTCAAATAGGCCTCCAGCCTGGCCTGCGCCTGGGCACGGGTGTCGTAGACGCCGCCAGTGGCAAACAGGGTGATGGAGATATTGGGATCTTCGGGGGGCTTTGCCACGATGACATTGCTGCCCTGGTAGGTGTCGCGGTCTTCGGTATCCACGCCCACAAACACCTGACGCATGTTGTCGCGGCCCAGGGCGCGGTCCATCTCGGAGACGTCGGGCATGATGGAGTTCTCTTGGCCGGACTCGATCACGACGTTCGAAGGGCCACCACCGCCCTCGGGTACATCGTCCATGACGCGGCTGGCTCGCAGCTGGATGTCGCCTTGTTTGATACTCATTGTTCGCCTGCTTCCAGAAAGCGCAGCACCAGGCTGCCGTAATAGTCGTCGTCCTGCTTGTCGCAAAAATCAATGACGGACTGCATGCCGAGCGCTCGGGTCTCATCGGCATCGCCGTGGTCAAAGACCACGCTGAAGGTCTCGCCACGGATATCAAGCTCCAGGCGCAAGCCAGGAACACTGCCCCACTGCTTGATCTGTTTGAGGGCGCGGCGCTCGATCCAGGCACTACCGCCCTCGCCCTGCAGGGTGATGCGCTGACCGCCATGCAACTGCATCGCGCTGATGATCAGCGTGCCGAATGCGCTGCGCTTGCTGCGCTGCACCACATTGGAGGCCGTCAGTTCGTCCACCCAAATCAAATCGGGCGGCAGGTCCAAAGCCACGCCGCCCGAGGTCAAAATGATTCGATCGCTCATAGTCATTTGCCGGTCTGGCTCCGTTGTTGCTCCATGATTCGCACCCACTCGCGGCCCATGGCCTCCAGCGAGTTCTGGCCGGTCTGATTGGTCGGCACCGGATTGGCCGGCGCGCTGTTGAAGTACAGATTGACGATGCGATCGATCTGCTGGCCGCCGCCGTTGCCGCCACCAGATCCGCCCGCGCCACCGCCTGAGCCACCACCAGACCCTGTACCGCCACCTGTGCCACCGTTCCCGCCACCGGAACCACCGCCACCATTGCCACCGCTGGGCTGGCTAGACTCGGCCTTCTTGCGCGCCTTCTCCATGGCCTCACGCTGTTCGACTTGCCGCACCTCGGCGTCAAATTCGAACTTGGTCATGTCATACATGTAGTTGCCGAGCGCCCCGCCGCTCTTGACCGTAAAGGGGTTGTCTTTGGCGTACTGCTGCTGCCAGGTAGCCCACCAGGCCTCGGCCTCGGCACGGCTGCTGAATGAGGGCACGGCGTCGACGGGATTGGTCTTGCCCCGGTTCATGTACTTGGAGGCTTCCAGCTCCGCATTCCAGTTGTCCTGCCGCTGCTGGAACGCGCCGGCCAGCATCTGGCCGTCCTGTACCAGCTTCTGCACCTTTTCCGAGACGTTCTCGGCCTCGATGCCCATGGCCCGCAGTGCTGCGACGGCCTGCTCTTTCATGCCCGCAAAGCCGCGCCCGACGTTGTTGGTGCTGCTATTCAAGTCATCCAGGGCACGTTTGGAGTCATTCACGCTCACCAGCGTGGCCTTGCCGGCCTGGTCGACCTCCACACGCCAGCCGCGCACGGCGGCTTGCGACTTGACCCACTCGGGTGCCACGCCCTTGTTGGCGGCGATCGCATCATCTGCAGCCTTCTTGAAGGCATCGCCCAGCTCGCGGGCGCTTGCGGTGCCGCTGCTGGCGACGATGTCAAAGGCTTCCTTGGACTTGGCGGCGACGTCCTTGAAGGATTGATCGGTCTTAACACCCAGTTGGTCCAGGGCTTCCTTGAGGCTGTTGATACCCGGCTTTGCCTTGTCTGCCGCATCCTTGAGTGCATCGATCTTGGTCTTGGCCTGGTCCAGCAGGCCATTCGCCACGCGCTCGCCCAGCTTGCCGCGCAGCTCCTCGATCCGGCGAGTGACCTCTTCCACGGCCTGCTGGCTGTCTGCCGTGTCCAGCGCCTTGACAAAGCTGGCCTCCAGCACGCGCCCCGTGTCGACGCCCTGCTCCTTGAGCCTGCCCAGGCCATTGATGACGACATCGAGGTCATTGATGACCGAGCGCGACGCGGTGGTCATGCGCCCCTGCAGATCCGCGAAATCCAGCCCCGTGCGGCGCACAGCCTCGCGCAGAGTCTGGTCCATCATCTGGGCCACGCGCTCTGTCTCGCGGCCCGCAGCGGCCATGGCCCCCTCCAGGCGATCCTGCATCGCCTTGATGACCTCGGGAGACGCGCCCTTGCTGATGGCCTCATCGATCTGCACGCGCAGCTTGTTGGCCTCCTGGCCGGCACTGGCGAAGGCCTGCCGCGCCAGGATCTCAAACTTGGCGAGATCCTTGCCGTCCAGAGCCTGCGCCCATGCTGCCTGCAGCTCGCTGGCCGAGAGCTTGCCGTCAGCCGCCAGCTTGTCGAGTACTGCCGTGGCAGAGCGAATGCCCGCCGCATTGGACAGGTCAAAGTCCTTGCCGATCTTGGCAATGGCGTCGGCAGCGCTGTCACCGCTTTGCCGCAGCTGGTCAAACTTGGAGACCAGGCCCCGGGATTCCTTGCCCAGGTCAAACTGGCGGCTGCGCGCCTCCTCCATCAAGGCGTTGTTTCTGCGGACGCTTTCGGCGTGTACCTTGGCTGCCTCGTCGGCCACACGCATCTGGCGTTCGGCCTCCTCGATCGCCTTGCCGTAGCCCATCCACTTGGCAGCCTGCTCGCCCAAAGCTCGGCCCAAACCCAGGATCTCGGGCGTGAGCGCGGCGACCGCAATACCCCAAGGCCCCATCAGCGCCGAAGCGCCACGCCAGACAATGCCCGCCTTGGCTGCCTGCGCCGCATTGGCCGCGACCGCAGCTGTATTGGCCGCCGTGGCGGCAGTGGCTACGCCCTGAGCGGTACCAGCAGCGCGCGTGAACGCGCCGATATCGCCCCAGGCCTTGGCATTGGCGGCACGCGCTGCCGTGTTGGCCGTGGTCGCTGCCGTGTTACTGGCCTGGGCTACCGTGTTCTGGGCGCTGGCTGCCGTGTTGGCTTGCTGGGCGACCGTATTGCGGGCAGCTGCAGCCGTATTGACCTCCAGCTCTTTGGTGGCCGCCATGGTGCTGGTGGCCCAGCGCGCAAAGTCGGCCACCAGGCCGGAGATCTTGATGGCCGCCCAGGCCTTGCCTGCCGCCGTCAGGGTGCCGACCACCAGATCCAGATTCTGGGCCAGGGCGTTGATCACCTTGGCAGCGTTCTCCGTGCTGAGCAGCCCCTTGTTGGACTCGCCTACATAGATCGTCCATTGGGTGGTCAGGTTCTGCAGTGCACGGCCTACCGTGGGGCGCAGGCTCTCAAACTCGCGCGCCACGACCTGAGACTGGTTCTCCAGGGCACGCATGACGGTTTCAGCGGTGAGGAAGCCCTCGCCGGCCAACTTGCGCAGCTCGCCCGTGGTGACGCCGAGGCCGTTTGCCAGGGCCTGCGCCAGGCGCGGAGCCTGCTCCATGACGGAATTGAACTCTTCGCCGCGCAGCACACCGGACTGCAGGCCCTGGATCAGCTGGATCAGCGCGGCCTGCGACGATGCCGCCGAAGCGCCCGACAACTGCGTAGCCTGGTTGATGGTGGTAGCCAGGCCAAGGGCACGCTCTTGCGCCTGGGCGGCGGCCATACCGCCCTCTTCTGAGGCCTTCTTGAGACGGGCAAACAGAGTGCCTGTCTCCTCCAGCCCTGTATTGGTCTTGAGGGCCACGGACTGGACGCCGGCCAGGCCCTTTTCAAACTGCGCACCGGCACCCGTAGCCAGGCGGACGCGATCCTCCAGATTCGTATAGGCGTCGGCAGTGTTCGCCAGGCCCTTGATCATTCCGCCAAAGTAGCTGCCGGCGAGCGCCGCTGTGGCGATGTTCTGGACACGCTGCAGCTGCACGCTGATGGAGGTCATGCCCTCGCGCAGCGTGCGCTGGTTCTGCGCCTGGACTTGGGTGGACGCGGTCGAGGCATTGGCCGCCTGCTGGTATGCGGGCACCAAGGCCACGATCTCGGCGCGGGCCTGGGCGACAGCCGCCTGCAGCGCCTTCTCCTGCTGGGCCAGGCCGCTGGTGCTCATGCCCATGCCTTCGAGCGCACCTCGGGTCTGCTGCAGCGCCGCGCTCTTGCGGCCCAGCTCGGCAGATAGCCTGGCCGATGCGCCGATGGCTGTTTCGTATTCCCTGCGCAGCGCAGCCTCGGCATTCACGCCCTGGCGGGCAGCCCGGGCGGCGCTATCCAGGGCGCTTTGCTGGGTCTTCAGCTCCTTGGAGGCCGCAGCGATGCCCGTTTTGAGGCCGTCCACTGCGGCACGATATTCATCGGTGCGCCTGCCCGTGGCACTGGTTTCGTCGCGCAGGCTGCGCAGCGCGTTCTTTTTGGAGACCAGGGCCTGCTGAGCCGCAAGCACCGACTGGCTGGCCGTCGCTTCTGCCTGGCCCAGCGCCTTGGCCTTGGTCGAAGAGTCTTCCAGCTCGCGGCCCAGGCGATCCACGACCGTGACCGATGAGTCGAGCTGGCGTGTCAGGCTCTGCGTTTCGACCCTCAGCTCGGCAAAGCCACGTAGCGCCCGCTGCTTCGAGCCCAGCGCATCGAGCGCGGCAGCGGCGTCAGCCGCCCCTTGCTTGAGGTCGCCTTCGAGCACGTCCCCGACATTGCGCATGGCCTTTGCAAGATCATCGGCGTCGGCAGCCCCCTTGACTGCAGCCTCAATGTCGTATTTGATCTTGGGGTCAGCCATCTAGTGCCTCAGGAGTTGGAGAAATGAACGGTTTGCTCTGGTGTTTAGTCTTGGTAGGCGTCGGCTTGCCGCTGGCCCTGCTGGGCCTGGTGCTGGAGTCCGAGCGCATGATGGCCCTTGGGGCCGGAGCCATCGCCACCGTGGTGGTGGGATGGCCCGTGCTGCTACTCATGGGCCTGGTACAGACGCCTGTACGCAAGCGCTGATCAGGCAGAAACGCCGGGGAAGCGGATCTCGTAGCCCTCGGTCATGCCCTTGGGCGTGACGATCTTGCCGCTCAAGGTAATGGCGCTGAAGTCACTGCCCAGGAAGTCGAAGCCGTTATTCGAGCCCAGCACGCACTCGTGCACGTCGGCTTCCACATGCTCGCCGTTGACCATGTTCTTTCCGTCAAAGCGGGCCTGGCAGCGCACCTGGGTCACACGACCGCCGAGGATCTTCTTGCCGTCGACCGCGCCCCACTTGGCTTCGATCTTGACCTTGGCACCCTTTGCGACACCACCATCGACGGCCAGGAATCGGAACTCACCGCGCTGGTAGTTCACCTCGAAGTGCGTGCCCAGCACCAGGGTATTGGTGCCTGCTTCGTCCTTCACGACCAGGTCTGTATCGCCATACAGATTGCGCTTGCCATAAGGCAGCCAGATCCCGAGATCAGTCACCATAAAGTCAGTGCCGCCCGAAGCGGTCTGGCCGCCCGACTGCGTCAGCTGCTCCACGATGCCCTGGAACTGCATCGCCAGGGCCTTGGTGTCGCCTGCCGACAGCTCGATCGTGATTTCGGTGGGCTTTGCCAGAATGACCGAGGCGCGGGCCTGGCCGTAGTCCAGATGCGAGCGGGACTCAGAGGTCTTCTCTTCAAAGTTGGGCTTGATCTCGAACTTGTCGGCATCGAGCGCTTCACCGAAGCCGTCGTATTTCTGGGTGACGGTATTCCAGAGATTCAGGTTCACCAGGCCAGCGCCCAGAATGGCGCGTGCGGTAGAGGTTTGAGACATTTGCGTGTCCTTTCAACAAAAAGCCCGCCGGTGCATGCACGGGCGGGCGGATAGCCAACAGAAAACCGAGATCAACTCGGGTCGCGGTACTCGATCGAAAACGCACCCAGCACCAGGGAGCCACCGAGGTCGATGTTCTCCAGCCGGTACTGGACTGCGCCCTCCAGCAATCCCCTGCCATCAATGCGAATGCCTGCGTCCGTGATCAGCTTCATGCAGTCATTGCGCAAGATGCGCTTGACCAGGCGGTAGTCGCCATGCGCTTGTAAGCGGGCACTCTCATTGCGGGCAATCACGCCCACGCTGAAGTGATAGATGCGTTTTTGCACCTGGCCGGGATCGTCCAGAGGCACGTCCCGCTGCTCTTCCAGGAACACCAGACGCTCACCGTCCATCAGCACGCTCGCGCGCTCCGGGTTGTCCAGGACCGTGACACCAGCCAGGCCGGGATCGGCACGCAGCGCCTCGATCAAGATCCGGCCCAGCTCAAACGGCACGCCGCTGGGACACTTGTCTGCAGCTTTGCTCATGACCGAGTACTCCCAAGCAGCACCAGCAGCTCAGCGCCGTCGTTGACGCGCTCCGGCACGTCGAGCACGCGGAACCGGCTCCCCTCGGCCAGGCCGAGCTGAGGGAATGCCTCCAGCAGCTGCACGATATCGTCGGCACGCAGATCCACCAGGCCAGGGCACTGGAGGGTGCGCGATGTCGCCATCGCGTGCCCATCCAGAGCCTCCCTGTCTGTCATGCCCACAATGCCCCGGAACGTGAGATCTTCCACACTAGGACGAACGCGCTTGAGCTGCAGCGCGAAGTCCGGGCTGTAGAAGACGGCCTCCATGTCGTGGTCGAGGTCCAGCATCAGGCGAGAGGGAGTGTCTTGCCCTTGCCGACCTTGCTATCGGCAGCAGAAGCAGAGTCCGCCAGAGCCTTCTCAGCGGTCGTGGCACGGGTCGAGGCTTCGGCCAGCGCCTTCTCCGCAGCGTCAGCCCGTGCCTCTGCCTCTGCGCGGGCCTTGGCATCGGCTTCGGCGCGTGCCGCGGCTTCTTCACGGGCACGAACTTCTGCTTCGAGCTGGGTCCGCTGCTCAAGCAACGCGGTTTGAGCTGCTTCGGCGCGCGCTTCTGCCTGATCACGGGCAATGACCGCGATCTTGAGCTTGTCCTCGATCAGGGTGCTGGCCTGCTGCTCGCCACTGGAAGTCGACTGCAGCACCACCGCGTCGCCCAGATCCTCGGCATCCTTATCAGACAGTTCTATGGTGGTACCGACGGGCAGGCGCTTGCCACCGTGTCGGATCTGATGGCGGGTAATGTACTTGCGCATGATCATGCTCCCTTACCTGCGTTTTTGAACAGGAAGCCCGCCGTTGCGCCCACCAGCACAGGCTGGCGTGCGTCGTTGACGGGGTAGTACCAGGTCTTGGGGTTGCGCTCGTAGTAGGCCTCCTCCACGTTGGGACGTCCCTGGAGCTGGTAGGTGTAGCCGTAGCTGGGAGAGCCGCGCTGCTGCATCGTGGCCGGCGTAGTGAAGGCCAGAACAGCCTCGGCACCCCACATATCCTGAAACGAAGCACCGTCGTGATAGGTGGCTTCTCCTTCGACAATGCGCTCGATCTCGAACAGGCGCTGCAGCTGCTCGATAGTGGCGGGAACGCGGTCGGCAGTGATGCTGATGCGGTCCATGACCTTGGGGTGATTGCGCAAGGCGAGCAGCGCTGACGGGGACAGCACCAGCACGCCGGGCTTCTTGCCCGTGCTCTTGCGAATGGCTTCGCGGCCTTCGTTGACCTGGTCAAAGGGATTGCTGGCCGAGTTGGTCCAGTAGTCCGTGCTGGACAGCACGATCTTGTGCTCGGCATCGTAGTTGTTGACGTCGAGCGCCAGGTCAGCGGCCTGCTTCTCGCGCTCGTTGGCCATGACGTCCTGCACCGTGTTGATGGCGTGGCTGCCCAGGTCGATGCCGGGGACAGTCTGCGCTTCCTCCTCGGTCTCGATCGGCACTTCGCCTTCCAGGCTGTGATCGACCAGAGAATAGTTGGCACCGGCATAGCCAAGGCGGATGCGCTTGGTGTTCGCGCCAGGCGCACGGGCCGAGTTGACCAGCTTGAACGAATCGGGTGGGAACACCAGAATCTTGCCGGAGCGGCTGGTCACGTCGACGCGCGGGAACAGGATGTCTGCGATCTTGGCATTGGGCGAGCCATAGCCACGCGCGACGGCGGTCAGGATCGGATCGACGACTGCCGCTTCGCGAGGGGTCATTTGGGACATAAATTTCTCCTGAAAATCTGGGTTGCGATGGCTCAGGCCACCAGTTGAGCCGTGGGGGTGAGCAGGACTTCGATGCGATCACCGGCGGCACCGGCAGTGCCCATCGCCTTAGCCACGCCAGCCTTGCCGGCTGTCAGCGGCACGACGCGGCCCTGCGCATCGACCATCAAAGGATCGTCCAGCGCAATAGCGGCACCAGCGGCCACGACGGCTGTGCCCACCACATCGACCGGCACCAGGTCGCCCTTGGCTGCTGCGTTGGTGCGCGTGACGCCGAATGCCGAAGCCCCAGCAGCCGGATAAGCGCCCGCCTGGGTGATAAAACGCTCCACCGCCAGAGGGCCGCCCGCCGCCACTGTCAGCGCGAGAAGAGAAATGCTTGTTTGCATGTTGTTGCTCCTGATGAAAGCTTGAGCGCTTACTGGGCGTAGCCCAGTTCCTTGAAGGCGGCGACCAGGGTGCCGCCGTGTTCCTTGACGTAGGCCTGAGCCTCTGCCACCTGCTGGTCCTTGGTTTTTTCATTGGCCGGGGCAGCGCTCGACTTCTGGGCAGGAGGAGCCTCCTTCTGGTGGGCAGCCACCGCAGCGGCGCGAGCTGTCTTTTCAGCAGTCAGCACGGCCAGGCCGGCCACCTCTGCAGTGGTCTTGCCGTCGAAGGCCAGACCCTGCAGCAGCGTGTCATGACCTGGTAGGCCATCACCCACGGCCAGAACAGCCTGGATGCGCTCACGCTCTTGCGTGGCACCCAAGGTCAGGAATTCAGCGCGGATCTGCGCGAACAGCGGCGCGTGGTCTTGCTCCAAGGACGCACGCGTGATGGGGGTTGCATTGGGGTCACCCATGGTTTTCACCTCACGTTTAGGGGTTGTGTCTTTGGGCGCAGCACCGGCGCTTGGGGACGGTTTGCCCAGCGCAAACACCGCTTTGCGGCGCTTGGCGAACTGGGAAGGATCTGCAGCCATTTGCGCGACCAGCTCGTCCAAGGTGGAAACACCGTCCACCAAGCCCGCATTCATCGCGTTCTGACCACGGAAAACACGGCCATCGGCCATGTGTTCGAGTACCTGCTCGCTCGTAGCGCCGCGAAAGCGCGCCACGTCATCCACGAACAGGGTGTAGACATAGTCCACATCGGCCTGCACCTCGGCGCGGGCTTCCTTGGACAAAGGCTCTGACGCATTCACCATGCGCTTGTATTTGCCAGCGGCCACGGACTCCTGGCGCTTGGTGGAGCCTGGCTCATAGCTGCGGTCCATGACCACGCCGATCGATCCGATGCTGACAACGTTGGAGCTGATGTAGACCGCATTGGCCGCGCTGGCCGCCCAATACCCGGCGCTCAAGATCTGCTCATCCGAGAAAGCGACCAGCGGCTTCTGGGCTGCAGCCTCGAAAATGGTCTGGGCCAGCTCCGGCACACCGAGCACATTGCCGCCCGGTGTGTTGAGCACCACGACCATGCCCTTGACGCGCTGGTCGACCATGGCGCTTTCGATCTGGCGGGCCGCCACTTGGGTACTGATGCCACCCGAGACGCGCGCAAACAGATTCGCCTTGGGGGCCATCACGCCGGACAGCTGCAGCACCGCCACGCCGTCAGAGTTGACCTCGTACTCTTGCTGCTCATTGGCAAGCGGGCGGCCCAGGCGGGCCTCAACCGCAGCCAGGTCGATCTTGTCGCCGCGCAGATGGGTTTCGTAAATGGCCTGAATCTCGCTGAGCATGGCGGGCTCAAGCGCCCAGGCACCCTGGATCAAGTCGCGCAGGTTCATGGTGTGGCCTGTGTAGTGGTGGTGCCGCTGCTGCGGCTGATGAAGTTGAAGGTGCGCTGCAGCTCTTTGACATCTGCGCGGATATCCGAGAGGGTTTCCTTGAGCCGGCTGTCCTGGTCACGCACATGCGTGGAGCTGGCGACGATCTGCGACTCGATCAGCGTGACGCGCTTGTCCAACGTGCTGTAGGCCGAGAAGCCCGCGATCATGAAACCGACGAAGGTCAGAACATGGCCCAGGTTGATGGTGGGATCGAAGGCAACGCGGCGGCGCTGCATGATGTCGCTCATGTCTGAGGCTCCTCGGGTGGTTTTTTCTGCTGCGGTGCGGGTGCGCCGGCCTTCGGCACGGGCAGGATTCCATCGGCGCGCATGCGGTCTTGCTCGGACTTTTTCTGGGAATAGGTGTCTTCCCAGCTCGATCCCCACAGCTCCCACTCGGCGCGCTCATGGGTCATGAGACGGGCCTCGATCGCTGCGACATAGGCCGCCACCTCATCCTTGGGATTGATGGAGCCCATCGAGTCACCAGGCCATGCGGCGCGGGTGTATGCCCAACGGATCAGAGGGTCAGCAAAGAATCCAGGGGCCTCGATCCGTCCAATGGCGACCGCCTCGGCCATCCATGTCTCGAAAACCGGCTGGCAGAAAGACTGCGACAGCCAGTAGCGGACGCTGCGGAAGTAGACCCAGGCGTCGAGCAGCGCAGCCTTGCTGGCCGAGTAGCTGGCATTGAATTGCTTGACCAGCAGCTCGTAAGGCAGGCTCAGCGCCATGCCCATCTGTTTGATGACCGCCAGGATGAAGGGCTCGAAGTTCGGGTTAGGTCGGGCAGGGTTGAAGGTATTGGCTTTCTCACCTGGTGCCAACCCGACCACGGTACCCATACCCAGACCGATCTCTGCGCCTGGGTCGCTGCCGCCGCCTTGGCTGTCCGCAGCCTGGCCGGAGCCCTCGCCCTGCCACACACCATTGGGACTACCTGTAGGGGTCTCAATGAACACGGTCAGGTAAGACGTGACGACAGCGGCCATGATCTCGGCCTCTGTGTATCGCGCTATCTGCTTGATGCAATCAATGATCGGTGCCAGGTAGGGCGTGCCGCGTACGGAGCCGGGGCGCAGCTTGCGGAAGTGATGCAGCACGCGGCGGCGGCGAGAGCGTGCGCCCAGGCGCTCCACCCACTGCCCTTTGTACGCTCCGCCCTTGATGCCCGCCAGCGAGCCAGGGTGCTGGTCGTAGATGTAGTAGGCCTCGGGTGCGCCGCTGGCATTCAGCCGAATGCCTCCCGCCATGGTGGGCGTATCCATTGCGCCCAGGGGGTTGCCCACGCGGTCGGCTTCGAGCACCTGAATGCGCAACGCATAGGGCTGGGTGGCAGTGCGCTCCCCATCCGGCAGGTTGCTGAAGCAGTCGCCAGACTCCAGCGTGCTACGCAGCACAAGCGCCTGCAGCTGGTAAAAATTGAGGGAGCCTTCGAGGTCGCAGTCGGTGCTATCTGCCCAGAGGCTGAATTCCTGATGCACCTTGGCACGCCATTCCAGGGCACGCTCTGGCGTCCATCCCAGCACAGCCATCGCTGGCTGGGCAACCAAGGCTAGGCCGGTGCCGACAACACGGTCGATATTCGTGTTAATGGCTCCTGCCGCGATGGGTGATGTGCGAGCCAGCTCACGCGAAGCGCCACGCTGCTGCGGCAGCTTGCCCATGGTGTCTGCCCGTGCATCGCGCGGGAATGGGAACCACCAACGGCTGGAGCGAGAGACGGCCTCGTTGCTGTCGCCAGCCCCCTTTGCCTTGAGACCAGCGTCCGCAGTCTGGGAAACCTGCTCAGACAGCGCGATCTGGACTCTGCTTCTTGCACGTTGCGCACCCCAGCCTGGCGCGACGGTTGCGATGGCACGATCGAGGAGATTGAGCTGCATATCAGTAGGGGCGCAAACGGATGATGCGGCGACCGCGTGGCGAGCTGGCCGCCTGCAGCTGTCCAATCTTTTGTTGGCACTCGCGGATGCCGTTCTGCACCTGCTCCAGCTCGGCCCGGCGATTGCGGCGAGCTGCCGAGCCTTGGCCGATCTGGTATTCCTGCGAGTCCAGAATGCGCTTTTCGGCATTCAGATAGCTGGTCAGACGGTCTTTCCAGGATTGGAGTTCTTCGGCGCTCATTACCAGCGTCCTTTCGATTTCATGGAGGCAACAGCCTTGGCAAACTCAGCAGGGAACTGCTTGCGTGCCACGCCCTGCACTACCCCGCTGAAGTCCAGGCGGGGGCGATAGGTGGGCACTGAGTTAGTGAATACAAACAAGGGGCGCAGCCGCTTGCCCTCGCGTCGCCAGATGCCGTCTGGGCGATTGCCGCCCTGAGGCTTGCCGACAAACAGCTGATTGGCGAGCTGGCGGCCCTTGGCAAGACGCTGACCGCTGCGGCTGCGCGTGGCGCTGACCGCTTTGAGGTTCTTCAGCGCCTTGAGGATGGTGCGAATGTCTGCGCCCTTGACGTTGCCATTGGCATCCAGCGAGGTCGCAGCGCCTGGCACCACAAACTGCCCTGCAGTCAGCAAACCCGCGTAGCGCAGTGCGTTCTCCATGCGCTTGGAGCCACGTTGACCGCCCTCGACCTCAGGCTGCAAATAGCTCTCCGGCGCGTTGCCGCTGGTCATGGCCTTGGTCTTGACCAGCACGCGGGCACTGAGCTTGTTCTTGGTGGCAGGCTCGATGCGCAGCGCGTTCAGGGTGTAGCTGGTGGGGTTGTCGAAGGCCTTGCGCATGGCCTGGGGCAGATCGTCCGTCTGGGCCTGCTTGGCGCAGCGTGTGAGCGCCGTTGCCGTGGCATAAGGAATCAGGCGCGCGGGCACCCCTCGCACCTGGTTTGCCATGTCTGCAAGAGACTGGCCTGTGCGTGAGATGTTGAGCATCTGGATCGTCCAATAAAAAGCCCCCGGCTCCTTTCGAAGTGCGGGGGCTTTGCCTGTTTTGCAGGCGGCTGCGGCGGTTGTTTCGTATCAGGCGGATTTTTTAGACCTACCTGAATTAGCCCGAATTTTGGGGCAAAGTGTCTTATCAAGTCGAGGACTAAAGTGTCTTATCTGGAGCTGACAATTTAGCGCTTGACATCTCCGCCGCCTTTTGCAAATTGGCTGCCAGGACGTTCTTTGCAGCCGCGTGGACACGCTTGCGAAAGTCTCCCAGCACCAGGTAGAAGTGGCTGCGGCTGATGTTGAGCGCTGCCGCCGCAGTCTTGACGGGGGCCACGCGGTGCACGTAGTAGAGGTCGAACACGCGCTTGTCCAATGCATCCGGCTGACTGGAATAGGCGATATGAAACGCCGCCAGCTCAGCACTGCAGAACGCGTCCGGGCCGTCAGATTTGAGCGCTCGGGTGCGAGATCCGCTCAGCTGACCGAGGATGGAGCCCACATTCGAGGGCGGCGCGTAAAAGCGTCGTGTGGACTTCCAAGCGACCCAGCGCTCACACAGGTTGTCGAGATCCTGCTGCTCTTGGGTCGCTTCTGGATCTGGGTCGTGGTTCTGCGGCGCAGCGGCTGCCAGGCGCAGAGCATCGGGGTCATGAAGGTTGATATCGGTCACTAGCGTATCCCTCTCGAAAGTATGCGACGCCCCACGGGAGGCCGGTTGATGGCGGTTGCCACTGGTGCCGGGGCCAGTGGCGCGGGGGCTAGAGCAACCGGGGCAGGAGCTGCAGGCTCTTTGGCCGGGGGTTGCGGCGGCGGGGGTACAGACGCCTGTACGGTCTGCGCCGTAGGTTCAGGCTCTGTCGCGGGTATAGGTTCGGGCTGTACAGGCACCGCTGGCGCAATGTCGGCCACGGGCGCGGGATCTGGTGCGGGCGCTGGCTCGGGGTCGTGGATGGGCGCAGGCTGCGGAGCAACGGCGAACAGATCAAGATTGGCCGGGATTAGCTTGTCGCGCAGGCGCTTCCAGTCCAAAGCAGACCACTTGTGCAGGCCCAGCTGGTGCGCAAGCGCCAGGTTGTAGACCGACACGTCCCAGGCTTCGTTACGCGCGCCATTCGGCTTGACCCATTCACGCACCGGGCGGCCCTTGCGCCACTTCGTATGAGGCTGCTCAACGACCATCATGTCAAACCACTCGGGCGGCAAATCCTCATGGAAGTGCATTGCACCACCACCCTCGGTGAGCAGCATGCGGTTGCTGAGCCAGTCTTTGGCGACGTCGGTGCCGACCGTCCACAGCTCCACGCCACCCTTGACTTTTTCACCACCCCAATCAATGTCAACCTTGCTAGGCGCGCTGCTCATGATGGGACGATTGGGGCGGCTGGAGCCATGGAGTACCACGCAATTCAGAGCCCTGCGTGCCTGGCCGTAGTTGTAGACGTCCTGGGTGTTGGCACCGCCCGAGTCAATGCCGTATGCGCTCAACATGATGGGCCTACCACTGGCATGCAGCAGCGGCGTGCGGCGGATGGTGTCTAGCCGTTGCCAAACGCTGCCTGGGACATCAGCGCTTTCTGTGGGCGAGCCATTGAGCACGATGTAATCGATCACCCAGTGCTCCAAACCAGGCCCCCAGGCCTCGATTTGAACTTCCAGGCGATTGGGCTGAGTATCCACGGCCATAGTCACCACCAGAGCTGCGTCTGGCAGCACACGCAGGGGGTAGTCTTCGGCGCGACGGCGTAGCTGCTCGGCTGTGGTGGTCGACTCGCTATTCTTGTAGCTCAGACCTAGACGCGTGTTGTAGAACACCTGCATGGCTTCATGATCACCACGCTTAACCCGGTCGCGCGCACGGGCCAGCTGACGGGCCAGAGCCAGCCAGGTAATGGCACCAATGGGCATGTAGAAGGCAGACAGTGTGAAGCTGACGGTCTCGCCATCCCCTTTGGCAGTCGCCACCCAGCGCGCCTGGCCTCCTGCTGCTTCATCCGGCAGCATGGTGACCTTGTGGCGCTCATCGATATCCGCACCACATCCTGGGCAAGCAAACCAGGCTCGGTCCATGAAGCCGGTTTCTTCGTCCCGTGCATATTTGAAGTTCTCCAGCTCCAGAGAGTGCAGATGTCCGCAGTCATCATGCGGACACGGAACAAAGTACTTCTCTTTGGTGCCCATTTCATAGAGGGTGTCGATCTTGGAAAAGCCTTCTATGCCAGGACTGGAGGTGTACAGGAACTTGCAATCGTTGGCGTATTGGGTGGCACGGGCCTCGGCCAGCTCGACCGGATCGCCTTCACCGTCGACGTCGAGATCCAGGCGGTCGATTTCGTCAATGTAGATGTAGGGCGCGGAGACTTCCGCCAAGTTGGCCGCAGAGCCAGCGGTATTCATGTACAGCGTCGCGTCACCCAGGAAGTCCTTTGCCTGTGTGGTGTTGCGTGAATCGCGGCTCTTGGCTGCTGCAACACGTTCGCGCAACTCTGGCACGCTGCGGATCATCGTGGACACTCGCGCTGAAAAGCGCTTGACCAGGGTGTCTGTTGGCTCCAGCGCAAGGATGTTGCGCGGCCTACGATGCATCAGCGAGCCAATCCAGTTCAAGGCCGTCTGAGTCTTGAACATCTGCGAGGCGACCTTAGCCACCACGCGCTTTGCAGGATGGGAGGGGGACAGCACCTGGTGCACACGCCTGGCCGGATAGCTGCGATCAAATCGGAATGGACCAGGCTGCGGGCCACTCTTTGGCAAGACCATGTACTGCTCTGCCCACTCATCGCAACGCAGTTCAGGATCAGGCCTTGAAGCCTCGATCGCGGCCTCCACCATGAGCGTGTAACCGTCCGCAAGATTCATTTCGCCTCCGGGGTGATGGGTAGTAGAGCCTGCAGCCGCTTCTCAGCGATCTCGAAGGCCTTGCGCAGCTCTTCGCGGAATACGTGCTCAATCTCACGGGTGTCAGCCAGGCCGATGACGCGCGGGGCCGCGCGCTGGGGCGCATTCATGACGTCATCACGCAAAGCACGAAAGGCGTCGAAGGTGCCGCGACGGGCGGCACTTTTATCCACCAGCAGGCCGGCATCCTTGGCGTTTTCGCGCTCCTCGCGTTCCACCGCCGCCATTTCGCGGCGCACGCGCAGGGCCTGGTAATCATCCTTGGCGGTAGAAGCCGAATCCGGGGCCTGTGGCGCGTTATTTGCGGCCTGGGGTGCATCACCCTTTCCTTCCGCCTGCTCGCTCGCTGGGCGGCCCGCATCGGCCCGAGCGCGGGTGTTCTGAGCCCATTGGATATCGGCCACTGCCGGGTCGATCTTTCCATCGATCAGGGTGATGCGGCCTTCTTTCACTGCCTTCGCCACTGCGGACTTGGCGACGCCACGGCGGCGGGCGTATTCCGCCTGCGAGATGAGATTGATTCGACCGTTCACTTTGCCTCCCAGCGTTCACCACTTCGTTCACTTTTCCCCAGACCGTCGACTAGCGTCCGCGCGGGGGCCGAATTACCCTCATGAATCCATGCGGCAGGAGTACCTACAAGGGGGGTAGACAGCGCCGCTACCACGGAGCCGGCTGTCATGGCCGTCGCGATCTGGGTCAGTTCCATCTCTCTTTCCTTTTCTTTTTTAATAAATAAACAAAGTGGTTACAGCGTTACGGGCGCGCGTAACCACACAACCCGCACCACGCCTAGCTTGTTACGACGTTACGACGTTACGCATGTATCGCTCCTGCACACGCACCCATGTGTGTGCGCATCTGCGCACGCCTGCACATACCTACGCGCAGTGGTCGTAACGGCGTAACCTCGTAACAAACCGCGCCAGTGCTGGGTTTGCGTGTTACGGCCTGCTGTAACGCTGTAACGCTTCATCGAGTTCATGCCTTATTCATTCCCCTCTGCTGCAGCAGAATCAGGGGCCGGGGAGCCAGCTCCATAGCCCAGGTACTTGCGCAGCTCGCCCTCGAACGACTCCACGGCCTTGGTGGCCCATGCGCCCTCGGTCATCTTGCTTTGGCCCTCACCTAAGACAGGCTCAGCCACCAACAGCATGCGATGGGACTTTCTTGCCGCCCCCGGCTGCGCCACGTTCATGACCTTGATCCGAGCTGGTGAGTTCATCGTGTCTGAGAAGCGCGTGAGAGTGCTTGAGAATTTCGTCTCGTTATCCGGGAATCGCTCCCCTGTGCGTTGGCACCATTTGATGTAAGCCCGATAGGCCTGAGAGCGCGAGCAAGAGCGATACGGCAGATCCAGCTCGCCATCAGACCATTCAGCCCAGAATCGCTCAGGACTCTTGCGGTTGAGTCCGATCAGATTGCCCTTCGCCTCAGTCATAGGCGGCTTCGTGTAAGGGCTGAATCCGTCCAGGGGATATGTCAACAGGTATTCATAGAAGGCCTCAACCCCGCCGTTGTCCCGCCACTCGCCAAGGTCGATGTAGTACTGGTCTTCTTTGGCCTTTGGCGTGTACACGACCAGGTAGCGCCGGTCCGTGTTATCGAGGGCCAGAGGCTGCGTTTCATTCGAGAGAAACACGATATTCATGTGGTTCTTCTCTTCACGCCGGATCTGGTGCTTGGAGTTGATCTGCACCGTGGGCGAGGTGATCAAGGCCTTGAGCCGGTTCTTGTTGTGCACCAGCTCGGACCGGCTCATGATTTCATCGCCCACGACAAACTGCTTGCAGCTGCGCCAGTCATTGAACTTGTCTTCAAGTTCATCCTGACCAACGATGCTGGCGTACTTGCCGTAGATCTGCACCACGGTCTCAAACAGAAAATTCTTACCGGCACCCTCATCGCCATGCATCACCACGGACGATCGCATCTTGGCACCGGGGTGCTGCAGTGGGTATGCCAGCCAGCGGATCAACCACTCCATCACCAGGCCGGTCTCGGGCTCATCAGACGTGGCCCGACTCACCAAGAACTTGATCAAGTCGAGCATGGGCTGCACGTTGCCCTTCTTCGGCACCATCGCCATGCCCTCATACATGTTGATGACGCGCTCTGTGTCGCATTTCATCGTCGGATCGAAGACCAGCTCATCGGCACGTATCGTGCGGCGCTTCTCGCTGGCCTTCCACATCGCCACCAACTGGCTGCCGTGGGCATGCCCCATGTTGCTGATCTTCATGATCATTCGCTCGGAGTCGTCCCAGACCGTGTCTGTGCCATAGAGCAGAGCGAAGTTTTCAACCAGATGGTTGAACTTGCCCCAATCAATGGTCTTTTCCTTCTTACGGCCCTGTACGGGCTTCTCAGCGGTATCGCCGTCACCCTCCTCGCGCCCCCCATCCCCTTTGGTGCGCGCAGTAGCGCGCTTCTTCGGGGGGGCGGGGGGCGGGGGTGCGCCGGCCTCGGCCGGCACTCGCACCCCTGCTTGAAAGTCAACGCGCACAACTGACCCTGCTGCAGATTCGCCCGCAGCAGGAGACCCATCCAGCGACGCTTTCGCGTCGGGGACAGGCAACGCCTGCGACTCTTCGGTCGCAGGCGGCGGTGGCGCGAACGCTCCGCCATCATTCAACTCTGTATCGTTATCGGCCATGGTGCTTGGTTATTTCCTGAATCACGCCCATCAGCTGGTCGCTCACCGCGCCCAGCCCCTCCAGGACATGCAGGTCGTTAAAGTCCGTGTCCTTGGGACCACGGTTCGTGGGAAAAATAGGCCAGACGAAGTCGCAGCGCTCCGTCTTGCGGGCCACGGCCTTTGCAGCCGTGCGACCGGGGTTATTTAGCTGGCCGGTGCGCTTGTCGCGCGTGAGGTAATCGTCATCAGCCAGGATCAGGATGCGAGTCTCGGGATACAGCTCGCGCAACAGCGGCACCACATGGGCCAGGTTGCCGGCATCCATGGCCACGAAAACGGGCCAGGCGTAGGCCGTGGCGCGGCGGGCCGTGCCGCCCGTGGCATAGCCCTCCACCACCAGCATCAACGCGGTCTCGGCGTCGATCTCACCCAGGCGAATGCAGCAGCCTGGCTTGTCAAACTGGCGCAGGTAGATCTTGGAGCCATCAGGCTTGATGAACTGCACGCCACGCATCGCCTCGGCGCGCGGCATGTCATAGCGCATCAGCGGCAGCACCAGCGTGCCGGCGGGCAGCGTCCAGACCGTATCGTCCTCGCCCTTGTGCTTGGCGGGCCAGCGCAGTGTCAGGCTTTGATCGAGCATGCGGCAGGTCTCACCGATGACCTGCTTGCGCTCCAGGTATGGCGTGGTCTGAGTGGGCACGGCCTTGCGCCAGATCGTCAGGGCGTCCGCACTGGCGTTCGCAATCTCCTTGGCGCGCTCGATGGCGGCTGCAGCCTTCTTGGCTTCGCGCTCCGCCTTCATGCGTTCGCGCTCCTCCTCGCCCAGCTCGGCCCAATCCACAATCACGTTGCGCCAATCACCGCCAGCGCGGTACGTGCCAAACGTACCCGTAACCCACTTCTTGGAGGAATCCTTGGGCTGGAACAGATACAGCTTGTACCAGTCCTTGCCACCCTTGCCGCATGTCACGCGCTTTCCGCAGTCGATCTTGTAGGGCAGTTGGGCGAGATCCTTGTCGCGCAGCTCGATACCGAACAGCTCCATCTGGCTAAGCACGTCCTGGTAGTTCTCCATCAGACCGCCCCATCCTTCAGATTGGCCTGCTGCAGACGCTGCGCCTGCACCAGCAGACCCTGCAGCTGCGGGACCAGCACGCCGATCCTGTCCGCTATCACAGCAGCCTCAGACACCGGAGCGATCGGCACGGGGGCCTGGTAGCCGGCCTGGCGCATCCACCAGGTTGCGAAGCCATGAAAGCCAGCCTCGCGCGACATACGCATCAGCATCAGCACCTGCGAGGGCGTCAGGCGCTCGGCGCGTGCCGGGTTCAGGGCATCCATCAGATAGCGCGCAGCAGCGTCGACAGACTTGTCGGGGAACATCTGCGGCCCCACCTTTTTAGGCCCACCCGCATGGCGCACCGCCTCCCGCGCTGCGTCCAATTCGTCTTCGTAATCCAGGCCGATTTCCATCGTTTAGCCCTCTTGTAAGTGAGCGCTGACAGGTTCCGACGCGTTCCGATTTTTTCGGAACACCCCTGGAATGCCCGCAAACGCAAGCTGCAAGCCGAACACGACGCAAAAAGGCATAGCAGAACCTTGATTTGCATCACGAAAAATGGGACACGAAATTCGTGCTCTATAGGCAAAGGGTTCCGACACGTTCCGATTTTTTCGGAACGCGTCGGAATGACTTTCCATTGCAGGGCGGCAAAACTTCGCCCCATGCACACCAACCCGAGTGATCCACGCAAAAAAACCGCCACCAGGCACTGCTGCCTGGTGACGGACAATGCCCCCGGGGGTACTAAGCCCCGAGGTACCCACGAAATCAAAACAGGAGGAACCCTTGAGCAACGAAACCCAAATGCCCATGAACGCCGAATCAATGAACGCCATCGTCAACGCCCTCGGTGCCCTGGTGTTCGCAACCGTGCGACAACTGCCCGAAGACAAGCAAGCAGCCTTTGCCAGCGACCTAGCGCGGCTGGCGAAGCTGGAAGAGAAGCGCGGCGACCTGGCGACCGAGACACTGCTGCTCGATCTGCACAGGGCGGCAACGGCTGCTGCGAGCTGATTCCCGGCGCGGCCACAACAAAACGCCTGGACTGGCTCCAGGCGGCAAAGCGAGTTTCCAGATCGTCATGCATTGGCGGTCTCCACCTGCTGCGAAGCTTGTGCGACAAGCAACTCGGGCCAGATCTCCATCCAGTCTTCGGGTCTCAACTCGGTGCGCTTCACCGCACCGGCAGAGTTCATTTCAACCAGCGCGCACACCTTTTCCCGAAGCAGCCCCCCCGTCGAACAGGCTTTGCGCATGTATCCGACAGTGGTGCCGCATCGCAGTGCGAAATCGACCTGTTCCTGCCTGGACAAGCCGTTGAGGTAGATGAGGAGCTTTTTCATAAGCCCGCATATTACCATTTGGTATTTCAAAACCAATACTTTTTGGTGTTTTACTTAACGGTAATCGCTCCGGAGAATCGAGGGCGATATGAGTGACACCGAAGACCCAGTCGTCGCAAACCGACGCAGCAGGCTCAAACTCTGGATCGACACACGCTGTGCCGGCTCCCAGAAGCAGTTCATCGCCTCGACAAACGATGGCGAAAAGCAGATCAACCAGGGCGAGCTTTCTGGGTTGCTCCGCAGCAAATCTTTTGGAGAAAAGCGCGCAAGGTCGCTAGAAAAGCAGGCGCACATGCCTGCGGGCTTTCTAGATGCTCGCTCTGATGCGTCCGAGAAATCAGCACTCCCTGCTACAGAGCCAACACCCGTTTACGGGCCTTCCTGGCCGTTCCACAAGGTTTCGCCAGAACGACTGATGGCTCTACGTCAGCACCTTGGCCCTCAGCGATTCGCTGATGCCATTGATGACATGGACGAACTACTGGAATCGACACTCATCAAATGGGAGCGCAGAGCGGAGACAGACGCAGTTAAAAGCGCTGCCGCGTAGAACGGCGCGTATTTACCAGTTCCCGGCCAGGCGCATCGAACGTCCAGGCCTGGATCAATAACAAGAGAGGGAGAGGATGAAACACCACAGCTGCGCCCAAAACGGGCTAAGCCTTATTGCGGTCATCCTGATCGTCGCAGTTCTGGGAATGGGTGCTGCGATCTTTTTCAATGAACGCGGCAAAAGTGCTGAGCGCACGGCACGCCAACAAGAAATTGCAGCACAGCGTGCAGAGGAATCTGCACAAGCCAAACGAATAGAAGCTGAGCGCGCAGCACTTGAAAAACAGGCTGCTCAAGCGGCCAAACCTGCAGATCCGCTCTCCACTTCACTCAAAGCAGCAGACGATCTTTATCTCCGCTGGCAAGACGCTCGCCAGGTAGCCACAAGCAGCAGCCGCATGGCTCTGTCCGGCCCGATCGCCACCCTTCAATCAGTGCGGCGCGACGCCAAAGACCTGACAGTGCCCCCTTGCCTCACTCGTGGCAAGGATGAGTTGCTCGCCGGCATGGACCTCACCATTGATGGCGTGCTTGTGTTCATGCAGAACCCCGCCAAGATGGGCGACATCCTGGCGCAAGAAAAGTTCTTATCCGCCGACAAGCACTTTCAGAACTATCAGGCAGATCGATCTATGTGTCCCTCGCCCAACGAATCGAGGGTCTGACCCATCCTCCAAAATTACCATTTGGTATTGCTAAAATAAATACCATTTAGTAATATCACCTCCGAACCCATTCCGGGTTGCGGAGGTTTTATGTTTTTAGATCCATTGATAGCGCAGCTGGAGGCGCTACAACAGGCCGAGCGGTTCGCCGCGGGCTTTGAAGACGATGCAGCCCAGCAGCCCGCAGTCACCGATCTGCTGGTCAAGCTGCGCACCCAGATCCAGGTCACGCTGATTGCGATCGACACCCTGCGCGTGCAGATGGCTTGCCGCGTGGCTAACACCAGCTTCAACGACTGGGCCACTAAAAAGCTCTTCCAGGTCGCGCCAGGCCAGCCCGACGCCGACGCTGCAAACACCCCTCAAGAGCCGGGGGTGCAGCCATGAGCAGCACTCCACTCACCACCCAGGTCGACACGACCAAGCTCGACAAGGTACTGGAAGAGACCCAGCACAAACTGGCCCGGCTCGCCGAGTCCCAAGCAGCGCAGCAGTTGGTGCTGCGCTTCTACGAATGGCAGTGCGGCCACCACGGCACGCGCCCGCAGGACATCCCTGTATCCAGCCCCGAGCAGGCGACAGCCATCCTGGTGGCGATGAGCCACTGCATCAACCAGCCAGGCCATTTCTGCGCCTGGCTGATGAATGGCACGCACGCCATGTCTGCATATGTCACTGACGACTATGTCCGCGTGAGCCCCGGCGATGCCAAAGAGTTTCCAAAGTGGTCATCCCTGGGATGGCATGACGAACGCCCAGTCCTGATCTACGGCACCGAAGCCGAAATAGCCGAACTGCGCCACCCAGACAACGCCGAGGCCGTGGACTGCATCTGGTGGTACGAATCGCTGCCCGCGTGGGATGGGAAGGCCTTCCTGGACGACAACGTTGCCACCACCACGCTCACCCTGGCCGAGCTGGAAAACCTGATCCGCCCCAACGAATGGCATGAGCCAGGCAGGCCAATCCAGTTCTCCCTGCCTCCTGTCCTCAAGACCGCCAAATCCGCCCTTGAAGACGTGCGCCAAGAGCGCGCCAGCATCGCCGCCTGCAGCGACGTACAGACGCCTGTACCCGGCACCGATCCCACCCTCCCCACCACAGCCGATTAAGCGAGGCCTGCATGACTACAACCACTCACACCCCTCATGAAAGCGCCGTCATGGGGCTGATCCGCCAGTTAGCCAATAACGATGAAGCCAAGGTGCAGCAGCTGCTGGCCTGGATGGCTGCCCCACTCCAAAAACCCGGCCACAAATCGCAGCAAGGCCTGCTGCTTGCAGAGCGCCAGTTAGGCGGCAACTGGCTGCTGGCGTCAATTCTTTCGGAGATCTACGGCGACAGCGGCCTGTGGATGTATGCAGAGAACATGAGCGCCAAATTCTCATTTTTGCGCCCCGAAACCCGCTTGCTTTGCGTTAGTCACGCCGGTTTCGACCTGTTTCGCGGCAGCCGATCCAATCCGCCCACAGCTGAAAAGCTCAAAACCCTGATCACCAGCCAATCGGTTCAATTGAACCACCGGCACCAAGAGCCACAAACCATCCCAAACCAGCTGAATGTGGTGTTTCTCACGGGTGCCGCCAACCCCTTTAACGAGTCGGACCGCCGCTGGTTCGTCATCGAACCCAAGCACGACCTGCAGCTCAGCCAGCAAGACGATCACCTGCTCAGCTACTCCAACCGCCTGGAGCGCAGCCTGGCTCTGAAAAACCTGCTCATGCGCCACAGCATCAGCAGCACCGCTTTGGAGGCCGTATGACCCAGCTCTACCAGGTCAAGGTCGGCAAGCGCCGCTACTTTGGCGAGTACACCTCGGCCAGCGTTGCCATCCTCATTGCGCAGTGCATCTTTGGCGTGCACTCCGCTTCTGCCCTGCTGGTGCAGCCATGAGCAGCCGCCCCACCCTCCATATCCCACGCCATGACCCCGCGCATGCGCAGGAGCTGCGCCGGCAGCGCCGCGTGCTGGCAGGCATGGCCGTTGCCCTGGCGGTGGTCATGGCGCTGACCATGTCGGCCCCGTTCTTGGCCTCGCTGTACCTGTGCGTTCGCTGGGGGTGCCAGTAATGGAACAAGCCACCGACAGCAGTATGCAGCTGCGCATCAAGGGCACCGTGACGGACTGCATCTGCCGCACCACCACCAGCGGCCATGCCCAGCTCGAAATCAAGCTGGCCGCACCAGGCCAGCAGCTGGTGCGAGCTATCCACACCTACCCCAACAAGAGCCAGGCCAGCCTTCACGCGGCCAGCAGCCTGGCACGCCAGCTCAAGGGCAAGCAGGCCGAGCTGTACGCCATCGAACCCCGCTTTGCACGCCAGCGCCTGGACTGCATTGCCCAACACATTGCCTTTGAACCCTCTACGCCCTCGCGCAAGGACATCGACTCATGACCCGCATTGACCTCGACCCCATCGACCTGCAAGCCCAGTTTGGCGCGAGCAAGCGCAGCCGCCACTCTTTGGCCCACCCTGTGCCTACGGCTAAAGCCTTGAACATGCGCCGCCAGGACGAGCGCCTGCAGGTTGCCACCTCCCGAATCAGCAACGGCACCACCCGCGAGCCGTATCGCGGCGGCGAGCTGATGGCAAGCCCCCGTGCCGGCGCAATGGACGCCCAAAAGCTCCCCAGTGTGCTGATGGGCGAACGCACCTTCCCCAAGGCCGCGCAGTCATGACCACCGCCTGCAAAAACTGCAGCCAATGGCAGCCCGACAGCAGCGCTGCACGCATGGTGCAGCACGGCTTTGCCAACTGCAGCCGCCAGCGCCTGGCCTGGCGCTATGTCAGCGCCGACAGCAGCTGCACCCGCTTTGATGCCCTGCCCGCCGACCAGGTCGACGCCCGCCGCAAAGCCGCAACGGAAGCCGTGCGCGCCCTCAAGGAGAAAAAATAATGGCTACCAAAGACCCCCTGATCGACCGCCTGGTCACCATCAACGACGACGCCACCACCGGCAAGGGCCGGCCACATCCCCAGGCCGGCCAGCAAGCCAAGGTGATCGGCAAGACCCCTAGCGGTCGCCAGTACCAGCTCGACTGCGAAGGCACGCTGATCAATCTGCCCATGGCCGATTTCAGCCTGGTCAAAGCCGACAGCACTGAGCCTCTGGCCGAGTCCAATGCCGCGCCCGAGCAGCCATGCGCCGAGCTGCACAGGTTCGTCCCCAGCCGCACCAACCGAACAGTAGCGGAAGACGACGAGCTGCACGCACTGGCCGCGACCATCAAGGCCTACGGGATACTGCAGCCCATCATCGTGCGCAAGCTGCCGGCAGAGCGCCTGCAGGACACCTTCGAGAATCCCGAAACCCGCAAGGCGGCATACGAGATCATCGCCGGCGAGCGCCGCTTTGTGGCCGCTCGCGTTGCCGGCCTGCGCTCGGTGCCCTATCTGCTGGTAGAGGCCGACAATCAGCTGGCCCTGCAGATGCAGCTGATTGAAAACCTGCACCGCCAAAACCTCAACCCGATCGAGGAGGCCCGACAGCTGCAGATGCTGATCGAGGACTTCCAGCTCACCCGTGAGGACGCTGCAGACGCAGTCCGCAAGAGCCGCACCCATGTTTACGAGACCCTGCGCCTGCTGTCGCTGCCCCACACAGCGATGCAGGCTCTTAAGGAAGGCCGTCTGCCGCGCAGCCACGCGCTGCTGGTGCTGCAGCGCCCCACCGTCGCCATGCAGGAGGAGTTTGCCGAGCGCGTGCTGACTGGCGGCCCTGACGGCGGCACCATGAGCCTTCGCAGCGCCGAGGATCTGGCCCGCCGCAACTACATGACCCAGCTGGACAAGGCTCCGTTTGACCTGGCGGATGCCCTGCTTTGCCCCAAGGCCGGCGCTTGCACCAACTGCCCCAAGCGTACCGGCGCAACGCCAGACTTGTGGGACAAGCAAGTCCCCGACTCCTGCACCGACACAGCCTGTTTTGCGGAGAAAAAGGAGGCCCAGCTCGCCCACGTAAAAGCCGAGGCCGTGCAGGCTGGTCGCCAGATCATCAGCGGCAAGGCTGCGCGCGACATCATGCCGACCGAGACCGGCACCATGCGCGGCTATATCGCACTGGACAAGGCCAGCCAGGGCAGCAAGGCCGAAACGCGCCAGGTACTGGGCCAGGACGTCCCCGCCAGCCGCGTCGTACTGATCGAGACGCCCAGCGGCGGCTTCACCGAGGCCGTGCCCGTGCATGCCGCAAGCGCAGTAGTGCAGGCCCAGTCAGCTACCGCCAAACCCGAGAAGACAGCCAAGAAAGACAAGGCCCCGCCAGCAGCGGAGCCATCAAGGGCCGAGCTGGAGGCCGAGTACTCCCGCCGCTGGCGTGAGGAAGCCGTCGCCTCCACGATTGACGGCCTGTACTGCAGCAAGCCCGAGTCACTGAGCTACATCCCCAGCCACGCAGCGCTGCACATCCTCAAGAAGCTGGCCGAAGGCGTTTCGCGCCAGTTCCTGATGATGATCTTTCACACCCCCCCGAATTCCACTCGGGCCGATGACGAACTTCAAGAATCTCTAGAGAGCGCCGCCGAGCAAGATTTGCCAGAACTGATCAGCTACATGCTGCAGCTGGCCTGCACGGCAGACCTCAAGGAAGACCCTGCCCACCCAGGCGATGCCCCGCTCATCGAGGAGCTGCGCGACCTGTCCAACTGCGACATCGAAGCCATCCAGGCCGAAGTGCAGGATGAGATGAAGTCCGAAGCCGCAAAGCGCGCGGGCAAGCCGGCCAACAAGCCCACCGGCAGCAAGGGTGCGGCTAAGGTCAAGCAGCAGGAGGCCAGCGCAGCCATTGCCAAGGCCATGCAGGCAGCGGATGCGGCGATCGCAGCAACTGAATTTGAGCCAGGCCAGACCGTCCGCATCAAGGTCGACCTGCGCGGTCCTGAAAAGGCCTTGCTGCCCACGCGCCAGCGCCTGGCAGTCATCAAGCAAAAGATGGGCGACCGCGCATTCCTGATCGAGCTGCCGGCAGACCCCCATGCGCAGACCACCGACATGACCGAGCGCTGGGTCATCAGCGCCGACTACACCGAGCTGCAGGCCGTAGAGGAAGCGGAGGCCCAGCATGCCTAAGACCGTCACCAGCTGCTTTATCCGCCCCTACTACGAGCGCGATCACCTCTGCCACTGGGAAGTGCTGCTCAACCCCGTGCAGATCCGCCCTGGCCACATTCAAAGCGATGACATCGCCATGTTTGACCAGGAGCACCAGGCGAGCGACTTCGTGCGTCACCTCAAATCCGCAAACCCTGACCTGGTAGAGCTGGCCGTCGTGCCCAGCGACTGCCCCAACCACGAGGCAATCGTATGAGCTGCACCCTACTTAGCACCAGCCTGATTGACCAGGAACGCGCTGACACCGCCTCCATGAAATTTGTTGTCTGGATAGACACCAACTGCGGCAACGGCATCGAAACCGACTGGGAAATAAACGGCGGCACTGGATGCCCCGGACATGCGGAACCCATGCAGCAGGCACTTGCCCATGCCGCGTGGGCACGCACCAGAGGCTTTCCTGCCGTTCTTATGCCGCCAGGCCAGACGCCGCGCCCCGATGGGCTTTTCAGCAACCCCGAAACCGACCCTCTGCAATGACGATGACAAGCACATCCACCCTCCTCACCGGCAAGGATCGTATTGCCCTCGCCAACAAGCACCGCGTGTGTGCCAACTGGATTATCGACCTGGCCTGCTGCGCCCTTACGGGCATCAACTCTTTCGGGGAGGCCACAGATCTCATTGATCACGTCCTCGGGGCCTACGGCGATACCCATCCCAGCCTTGCGCCACTCGTTGAGGCGCTGATCACTCTTAACGAATCTGACCGAAATGACAACGGTGCCTGCCTTGCCACGCTGCGCGATCACGGCTTCAACGGCTACGCCGTCGAATTTCACACCCCTGCAGAGCGTCAAGACGACACCGACCCTGTCTTTGATTACTGCGTGCGGGAGTGGATCTACGCCGAGACCATCGAGCAAGCCTGGAGCCTGGCTATCGAGTGGGCCAAAGCAGAGCAGCAACGCCTTGCAGAGGAGGCATGAGCATGTCCGATAACAAAAAGCTACCCAAATGCGACTGCATCAATGATTGTGGTGACGACGACAACGTAGCCAAAGGCCTTCGCCAGCGCTGCAGCCGTTACGACGAGATCCAGGCCGAAAACCTCGACAACCAAGCCTTGCGTCTCCTCTCAAACGCCATGAGAAGCAAGCTGGCCGCTTCGCGGCGCAAGGGCCGCAGCGGCTGGAATGACAAGACCCAATGCTCAGCAGAACACCTGTCGCAGCTGCTGCGCGAACATGTAGAAAAAGGCGATCCGGTGGACGTCGCCAACTTCTGCGCATTCCTTACGGCGCGCGGCGAAGACATTGCGCCCCGAGCAGCCCCCATAGCCGCAGCAGCGCCTGGCGACTGGCAGGAACTTGCGGCGCGCGTGATGGATGCTCTGGCTAATGCCCAAGATCGCACCAACGCCGAGTACCCAGAGCATGTGAAGTGCTACCCAAGCTGGGAGAGCGCGCCCAGGCATTTGCGCTGGCTTGCAGAAATGTTTCGCACCGGCAAACCCATTGGAAACGGAGCCGGTCAGCCTGACGTCCTCGCCGCACTTTGCGCCACCCAGGCAACAGCCGCGCCAGTAGTGTCTAGCGAACTGATCGAAGCAGTGGACGCCTGGTTCGCGCAAAACACGGGACTCGGCGGATGCTCTGATAAAGATGTAGCGGAGCTTGCCGCAATCTTTTCAGCAGACGCAAGTGATGCAGCGCGCTATCGCTGGCTTAGAGACATCAGCGTCCCCCCTCACAATTTTTACTTGTCCGTGCCCGAGGAATTCGCGGGCGTGAAGTACGCAAAGAACGAAGTGGACAACTACATTGACGCCGCCATGGCCGCCCAGCGGGGAGACGCAGCATGAGCGCACAAAAGCATTCCCACGGCTGCTGCGCAGACAAGGCGTGCAGCGAAAAGACCTGCATGGAGTTACCCGAAGGCAAGACCTGCGGCCACTGCGTGCATGAGCGCAGGTGCTGCACGATCTTTGGGCACACGCCCTCCGACACCTATTGCGACTGGTTCCCTAGGCGTTTCGCAGAAAAGCCAGCGCAAGCAAAGGAGAAGCAATGATCCCCGCACTGAGCATTCGCCAGCCGTGGGCCTGGCTCATCGTCAACGGCCACAAGGACATTGAAAACCGCGACTGGCCCACCAATTTTCGTGGCCGTCTGCTGATTCACGCCGGCCTCACCATGACCCGCAAGTACTACGACCAGGTCGTGCAAGAGCTGGACGGCCTAGGCCTGCTGCCCGCCGATCTCCCGGCCTACGAGGATCTGCATCGCGGCGGCTTTGTGGGCTGGACGCATGTGGCCGACTGCGTCCAAGAGTCCAGCTCGAAGTGGAAGCAAGAAGGCACCTGGGGCTTTGTCTTGCACAGCAGCTCGCCAATCGACTTCCTTCCCTGGAAGGGCAAGCTCAATTTCTTCAATGTCCCCAACGGGGTACTACAGGATGGAGTCAGCCATGGCTGAAGTAACCATAACACTGCTCCCCGCAGCCCTGGCAAAGGAACAGGCTGCGCCTTTTCTGTCCCTGAGTGAGTCGACCTTTGAGAAGCTGGTCAGGGAGGGAAGCCTCCCCAAACCCAGGCAACTGGCAGACCGGCGCGTGGCCTGGGTTCGATCGGAGCTGGAAGCCTGGCTCCTGCAGCGGCCTCATTCTCAACAGTTACCCCCACCGAACACAGGCGCACCTAAGCGGCGATCAGAGCCTCCAGCTTGACGTTCAAAGCACTCAGCCACTCGATGCGCTCCGCATCGTAGTGGTAGAGGTTGTAATCACCGGCCACGCCGGGAAGAACGTGCCCCAGAATAGCCTCCCCCACCTCGTGGGGGCACCCCATAGAAGCTAGCAAAGTGCGTCCAGTGCGCCTCAGGTCATGGGGCGACCAATGCGTAACCGTCAGTCGCTCCCGCTGATGGTCATCACGCGAATTGCTGTAAGGCTGGAAGTAATGCACCTTGGACTGCATGTATGACTGGTGCTGGACTTTGATCGTCCCATCGCGCCCCTTACAGGGGAATAACAGCTCCCCATGTTCAGCCAGCAGGCGCTGCACGATCTTTTCAGCTCTACCAAACAGGGGCACCCTCAAGTGATATGCAGACTCAATGTGCCGGGTCTTCATTCCGCTCTTGGGGATGGTCCACCACCATTGACCATCCTGAGCCTGGCTGATCTGACTGCGCTGCATGCGGCATATCTCAATACCTCGGGTACACGTCCACAGCTGCAGCTCTAAGAAGTCACGCACCTGCTGGCTAAATCTCGGCAGATCCTCCAGCACCAGTAGCTTGATCTCTTGATCCGACAACACCCGCTTGTCCGTCCCCTTGTGCTTGCCTTCTCGCATTGCCCCCTTGCTACGAAGCTTCAAGGAGGTCTTTTGCTCCCACCAGTTGGGCAAATCATCACTCACACGACCAGATTCCTGAGCCAATCTCCAGGCCGCTGCCATCTCGGACTTGACCGACCTGGCGAGCATCGGTCTGTCAGATAGCCCCCGGATAAGCTCGAACACCACCCCACGCGACACCGAGTGCGCCGGCAAGACAGCGATCGACGCGACTGCCTTTCGCAGCCGCAGAGTCACCTGATGTGCCCCTTTGGGCGCTCGACTTACTTGCAGATACTTGACGCTGTAGTCCTCAACCATCTGACCCACGGTGTAGGAACCAGGCACTGAACTCACCGGCGCAGCACGACTGACTTTCTTCTCGATCGCCGGATCTCGCCCTTCGTTTCTGGCCGCCTGGAGCTTTTTCCACTCAGCTATCGCATCAGATATAGAGACCTCAGGCCATATACCAATCTTGATTTGCCGCAACTTCTGATCCAAAGTGCTGCGGTAGCGATATGTCCAGGTTTTTCTGGTGATCGAGGATTCGAGCCTCAACCCCGGACAGCCTTGGACGACAATATGCTGACCAGGCTGAAGTGCTTTGGCGTTCCGCGCATCGAAATACAT